CCTTCGGCGCTAGATTCAATTTGGTGGTTGGCAAAAGTCATCCCGCTCTAGTGAAAATTACAGACAAAAGCCTTAAAAGAGACAATAGGTATGCATCTGCAAAGGCGATCTTCACCAGCTACCCAGCGGATTTCGAAGCGTACGCCATTACCACAGAGTATAATGAACCATTTATTTTGGTCAGGGAAAGCAAGATGCTCATTCCAAGCGAAAGTACAATCTCAAGCGCAATCCCTAGCGCAAGTCCACGAACCACGTCTACCAGGAGACCTTATAAAGGCTACGATTCAGATCCTAATTGTCATGATAATGCAGACTTCTTCGTCAATGGTGATGTTACCAAGACTTGTCAATGGATTGGATTACAGGAAGTAACTCTCAGAAATTTTTGCCACAGGACAGATGTTGCCAACAACTGCCCTGCAACTTGTGAGATGAAGTGCGGTGTGACTCTCTTACCTACCAGTGGTCCGTCTGTGAATAGCATAAGTCCAACAACCACGTCTAACAAGAGACCTGATAATGGCTACAATTCTGGTTCCATTTGTCTTGATAATGCAGACTTCTTCGTCAATGGTGATTCCACCAAGACTTGTCAATGGATTGGATTACGGATAGTGACTCTCACAAATTTTTGCAAGAAGCCGTATGTTGCCGAAAACTGCCCTGCAACTTGTGAAGTTGATTGCAGCGTGACTTCCTTACCAACTAGCAGCCCATCTGTGAAACCGTCAATTGTTGTATCGAATGGTCCATCAATCCTACCTACCAGAAGACCATCTATGAAACATACCAGTATCCCATCTATGAAACCGTCTCCAGATCCATTAAATGGTCCATCAAACCCACCGTCTACCAAGAGACCTGATAATGGCTACAATTCTGGTTCCATTTGTCTTGATAATGCAGACTTCTTCGTCAATGATGATTCCACCAAGACTTGTCAATGGATTGGATTACGGGTAGTAACTGAAAGAAATTTTTGCAAGAAGCCGTATGTTGCCGAAAACTGCCCTGCAACTTGTGAAGTTGATTGCAGCGTGACTTCCTTACCAACTAGCAGCCCATCTGTGAAACCGTCAATTGTTGTATCGAATGGTCCATCAATCCAGCCTACCAGCAGCCCATCTGTGACACATACCAGTATCCCATCTGTAAAACCGTCGCCAGATTCATCGAATGGTCCATCAATCCAACCTACTAGCAGCCCATCTGTAAAACCGTCGTCAGATCCATCGAATGGTCCATCAATCCAACCTACCAGCAGCCCATCTATGCCACCTACCAGTAGCCCATCTATGAAACCGTCTGCAGATCCATCAAAAGGTCCATCAATCCCACCTACCAACAGCCCATCTCTGATACCTACTAGTATCCCATCTATAAAACCGTCATCAGATCCATCGAATGGTCCATCAATCCTACCTACCAGCATTCCATCTGTAAAACCGTCGTCAGATCCATCCAATGGTCAATCAATCCCACCTACCAGCAGCCCATTTGTGACACCTACCAGTAGCGCATCTATGAAACCGTCTCCAGATCCATCAAATGGTCCATCAAACAAACCTACCAGCAGCCCATCTGTAAAACCGTCGCTAGATGCATCGAATGGTCCATCAAACCAACCTACTAGCAGCCCATCTGCGACACCTACTAGCAGCCCATCTGTGAAACCGTCGTCAGATCCAACGAATGGTCCATCAATCCTACCTACCAGCAGCCCATCTTTGACACCTACAAGCATCCTATCTGTAAAACCGTCGTCAAATCCATCGAATAGTCCATCAATCCAATCTTCCATCAGCCCATCTGTAAAACCGTCGTCAGATCCAACGAATGGTCCATCAATCCTACCTAGCAGCAGCCCATCTTTGACACCTACAAGCATCCTATCTGTAAAACCGTCGTCAAATCCATCGAATAGTCCATCAATCCAATCTTCCATCAGCCCATCTGTAAAACCGTCGTCAGATCCATCAAAAGGTCCATCAATCCTACCTACCAGCAGCCCATTTGTGACACCTACCAATAGCCCATCTGTAAAATCGTCGCCAGATCCATCGAAAGGTCCTTCAATACCACCAACCAGCAGCCCATCTGTAAAACCGTCGCCAGATCCATCGAATGGTCCATCAATCCAGCCTACCAGCAGCCCATTTGTGACACCTACCAATAGCCCATCTGTAAAATCGTCGCCAGATCCATCGAAAGGTCCTTCAATACCACCAACCAGCAGCCAATCTGTAAAACCGTCGCCAGATCCATCGAATGGTCCATCAATCCAGCCTACCAGCAGCCCATCTGTGACACATACCAGTATCCCATCGATGAAACCATCACTAGATCCATCGAATGGTCCATCAATCCAACCTACTAGAAGCCCATCTGCAAAACCGTCATTAAAATCATCGAATGGTCCATCAATCCAGCCTACCAGCAGCCCATCTATGTCACCAACCAGTAGCCCATCTATGAAACCGTCTCCAGATCCATCAAATAGTCCATCAAACCCACCTACCAGCAGCCCATCTGTAAAACCGTCGCCAGATCCATCGAATGGTCCATCAATCCAACCTACCTGCAGCCCATCTCTGATACCTACTAGTATCCCATCTATAAAACCGTCATCAGATCCATCGAATGGTCCTTCAATCCTACCTACCAGCATCCTATCTGTAAAACCGTCGCCAGATCCATCCAATGGTCCTTCAATCCATCCTACCAGCAGCCCATCTGTGACACCTACCAGTAACCTATCTGTTAAACCGTCGCTAGATCAATCGTATGGTCCATCAATCCAACCTACTAGCAGCCCATCTGTAAAACCGTCATTAAATCCATCGAATGGTCCATCAATCCAACCTACCAGCAGCCCATCTGTGATACCCACAAGCAACCTATCTGTGATACCATCGCTAGCTTCATCGGATAGTCCATCACACCCACCTACCAGTATCCCATCTGTTAAACCGTCGCCAGATCCATCGAATGGTCCATCAATCCCACCTACCACCAGCCCATCTGCGACATCTACTAGCAGCCCATCTGTAAAACCGTCGTCAGAAACTTCTATAAACCCATCGCCAAATCCATCGAAAGGTCCTTCAATAACACCAACCAGCAGCCCATCTGTAAAACCGTCGCCAGATCCATCGAAGGGTCCATCAATCCAACCTACCAGCAACCCATCTGTGACTCATACCAGTATCCCATCTGTAAAACCGTCGCTAGGTCCATCGAATGGTCCATCAATCCAACCTACTAGAAGCCCATCTGCAAAACCGTCGTCAGATCCATCGAATGGTCCATCAATCCAACCTACCAGAAGACCATCTATGACACCTACCAGTAGCGCATCTATGATACCGTCTCCAGATCCATCAAATAGTCCATCATACCCACCTACCAGCAGCCCATCTGTAAAACCGACGCTAGATGCATCGAATGGTCCATCAATCCAACCTACCAGCAGCCCATCTGCGATACCTACTAGCAGCCCATCTATAAAACCGTCGTCAGATCCAACGAATGGTCCATCAATCCATCCTACCAGCAGCCCATCTGTGACTCAAACCGGTATCCCATCTGTAAAACCGTCGTCAAATCCATCGAATAGTCCATCAATCCAATCTTCCATCAGCCCGTCTGTAAAACCGTCGTCAGATCCATCGAATGGTCCATCAATCCCACCTACCAGAAGACCATCTGTGACACCTAACAGTCACCCATCGATGAAACCATCACCAGATCCATCGAAAGGTCCTTCAATACCACCAACCAGCAGCCCATCTGTAAAACCGTCGCCAGATCCATCTAATGGTCCATCGATCCAGCCTACCAGCAGCCCATCTGTGACACAAACCGGTATCCCATCTGTAAAACCGTCACTGGTTGTATCGAATGGTCCATCAATCCAACATACTAGCAGCCCATTTGCAAAACCGTCGTCAGATCCATCGAATGGTCAATCAATCCAGCCTACCAGAAGACCATCTATGACACCTACCAGTAGCGCATCTATGATACCGTCTCCAGATCCATCAAATAGTCCATCAAACAAACCTACCAGCAGCCCATCTGTAAAACCGTCATCAGATCCATCGAATGGTCCATCAATCCAACCTACTAGCAGCCCATCTGCGACACCTACTAGCAGCCCATCTATAAAACCGTCGTCAGGTCCATCCAATGGTCCATCAATCCTACCTACCAGCAGACCATCTATGAAACATACCAGTAGCCCTTCTGTAAAACCGTCGTCAAATCCATCGAATAGTCCATCAATCCAATCTTCCATCAGCCCATCTGTAAAACCGTCGTCAGATCCATCGAATGGTCCATCAATCCAGCCTACCAGCAGCCCATCTGTGACACCTACCAATAGCCCATCTGTAAAATCGTCGCCAGATCCATCGAAAGGTCCTTCAAAAACACCAACCAGCAGCCCATCTGTAAAACCGTCGTCAGATCCATCGAATGGTCCATCAATCCAACCTACCAGAAACCCATCTGTGATATATACCAGTATCCCATCTGTAAAACCGTCGCCAGATCCATCGAATGGTCCATCAATCCAACCTACTAGCAGCCCATCTGCAAAACCGTCGTCAGATCCATCAAATGGTCCATCAATTCAGCCTACCAGCAGCCCATCTATGTCACCAACCAGCAGCCCATCTATGATACCGTCTCCAGTTCAATCAAAAGGTCCATCAAACAAACCTACCAGCAGCCCATCTGTAAAACCGTCGCTAGATGCATCGAATGGTCCATCAATCCAACCTACTAGCAGCCCATCCTTGACACCTACTAGCAGCCCATCTGTAAAACCGTCATCAGATCCATCGAATGGTCCATCAATCAAACCTACCAGCAGCCCATCTGTGACACATACCGGTATCCCATCTGTAAAACCGTCACTGGTTGTATCGAATGGTCCATCAATCCAACCTACCAGCAGCCCATCTGTAAAACCGTCGCCAGATCCATCGAATGGTCCATCAATCCAACCTACCAGAAGACCATCTATGACACCTACCAGTAGCGCATCTGTAAAACCGTCATCAGATCCATCGAATGGTCCATCAATCCCACCTACCAGCAGCCCATCTCTGATACCTACTAGTATCCCATCTATAAAACCGTCATCAGATCCATCGAATGGTCCATCAATCCAACCTACTAGAATTCCATCTGCAAAACCGTCGTTAGATCCATCGAACGGTCCATCAATTCAACCTACCAGAAGACCATCTATGACACCTACCAGTAGCGCATCTATGAAACCGTCTCCAGATCCATCAAATAGTCCATCAAACCCACCTACCAGCAGCCCATCTGTAGAACCGTCGCTAGATGCATCGAATGGTCCATCAATCCAACCTACCAGCAGCCCATCTGTGACACTTACTAGCAGCCCATCTGTAAAACCGTCACTTGACATATCGAATAGTCCATTAATCCCACCTACCAGGAGTCCATCTGTTACTCCCACGAATTGGCTATTTAATGTCCCCCCACCTATCAGCATCCGATCTTTGACACCTCCTAGCAGCCCATCTGGAAAACCATCACTGGATCGATCGAATGGTCCGTCAATCCTCGTTTCATTTGTTCCTGTTACTCCCACGAATGGGCCATTTACTGTGTCCCTATCTTTTTCAAAAAAGGCCAGGCTACGCACGAAAGCAAACAAGAAACCGAAGAGCCTAAAAGCAAACAAGAAACCGAAGAACAGTTGGAAAATAACGAAGAAGGTCAGTAAGCAACGTAAAGGCCATCGTAGGTACAACTAGAATGGTCCCAAGTTCAGGAAGATGCAGAAGCAAAGCAAACCCCTGGATCGTCACCGACTTTAATATTTTTATACTCCCCATTATCCACCCTGAAATCTTCCTAAAGTAAAGTAAGATCACAGTTACACTTGATCAATGCTTTCTCTAGTAGAGGGAGAAATGCACTATTCATATGCGTATAGTCTGCATTGTAGTGTCTATTCAGCACAAAACCAACTGGGCTTTCTTCGTTGTTTGCACGCAGACCTCTTTCGTAATCCAAAAGAAACACTTGTCCTACATCACTTTGAGATTCTTGAAGCGCACATAACTCGCGCAAACTCTCGTTCCAGAGGAGCATACGCTGCCTACGCAAACCCCGGCCAAGGGATTTGCCATTCTTTTCACTTCGGTGGGCGTGTGGTGCAACTGGCAGCAGTAGCACCTGGAGACTATACTTGCAGGATAACTTTCGAACCGCTCGAATGTAATCGACGACAGTATTCCTCACAGCATCATCACAATCATTTCGAAATCCTCTCAATTGATTCCCGCCAATTCCTTCCCTGCAATCAATTTCGCCAGCACTAAGCATTATTGATCGACAGGATTTGGGCAAACGTTTGAGACAGCAATCAAGATTATGTTTAGTGAAGAATTGTGTCCCTTCTCTTGCATGCCATGCTTTTAGCCCCGTGGTTGGAGACGGTACGATAGTACGATAAATATTGTGATTTTCACTCGCTATATGCAGTGTTTGCCATCCAATGGACAACACATGCGAATCACCAATAGCATAGATGGCTTGGTTTGGGAGATATTGCAAGCTTGGAGGCGGTGAATTTCGGCAACTCTCATACGCAGGCTTTGTAAGAATGCTGACAGTATTTTCTAAGTAAGCTACAAGGCTTTGTGAACACTCTTGTGTTATGTGTTGCCCCCTCTCTTTAAACTTCCGTTGGTCGAGGGCATTGACGATATCCCAGATTGGAACATGATAGGGTATTATTTTTCTACGATGCATCTTGACTCTCTCCCCCAAGACAACCTTGTGAATTAAAACGTAATATGCCCAATGTGATTTATGTGTTTGAGCCATTGCGCGCCCAAGTTTGGAGGACAATGGCATGCTCAACGATAGATGTCTTACCGCTTCACATGCAAGCACAAGAAAGGACGAACCGATTGGTGCCGAATACATAATCTTGAGAAGAAGGATCTGAAGAAGTGGTGAAAGAGGTATGGGACTATGTTTGCTCCAAAACCTCAGCGATGGAGGAATGTACGATGGTGTCTTTTGGTCGATCAGAATTGGATTTTTCTTTTGCGTAGCCTTCGTAACCGCCTCGAGAAGGTCCGCCGCAGAGGATCCTTCCTGACGAGCTTCACTTTTCAAGCTGCTCTCTAAATCACCAAAGGCATCCAGTATATCTCGATATACAATAGAACAATGCACTTGAGGGGGTATGTAACACCAGTCCGAAGCCCCACATTTGGATAATCCACATCCACAATTCAATTTGAATCGGTCCATGCCATCCACTGCAAAGTTGATTTCTTTCCCAATTTTCTGCTCACAGATTTCTTCTTGCTTCGTTACTATGTCAAGCATCCCACCGTTCAAATGAAAAAGTAAACTGAGAACTGCCACCTCAGGAAAACCTGCTAATTCAGCCATTTGCGCATAGTCCCCTACAGCCTTATCTTTTCGGCTGCCATTAAGATCTCCATCATCCAAAGAATGAGAGAGAATCCACGCCATTGCATAATGGAATGAAGCCTGAGGAGATAGACCCGCATCACGCAAGGTTCTTCCAGCCAATTCGTGGCCTTTCCATCTCGATGTTATGCTGGTACTTTCTCTGATATATTTGTGAGCTTGCTTCAAGTCAATTTTAAGTGGCGATAAGTTATCTACACCAGAGTGCCTTGATCTCCTATCTAACCGATCTTCAGCATAATTCATGAAGAATGCATGAAGTTTATTCTATGAGGTTGTACTTTGCACACCTGAACGATGATTATTTACGAGGATGATAATAATTATGGTGTTTTTGTGTCGAAAATGAATAATGAGGAAACCTGCAAAGAGAAAATAGAGGAGAGGAGAAATATTTCTTTAATAATTAATTTTACAGCGACAAAGCAAGCGATTTGCTTCTTACAAGGGCTCATCTCAAGCGCGATATGGATCGGTATGAGCAACTGGTATCAAACTTATTTGGATGCATTAGCTGCAGTGAATCGGGACATTTGTATCAAATAGTTTCAATGTTGCTGTATTCCGATGAACCAAGACTTAATGACATCATTGGAAGAAGCAGAGGTCGTTGCTGCTATTAATACAATGGTGTTTCTAGATGAATAAGCCCTATTGATTGCACGTTACATATATCATTATTCTAAAGTCACTCCTTCTTCATCAGTGATTTCCTTTTTAGTAGAAACTATTTTCATAATCTCTCCTTGTTTTTTCCCTGAGGATTCATAGACACTCTGTATTTTCATGGACTTCGCTTCGTCAACGTCATAAGTGCAAAAATTCTTATCCTTCATTTCCACTTTGAATATGCGACACTCCTCTTGGTCGTTAATCCTCGGGTGATTACTAGCAACTTTTAGTATCGCCCAAAGATAATCATCGTGCGTGCTTTCACCCATTCCTACTTTCACATCTTTTACGCTAGTTTCATCTTCGCCATTGACTACCTGAACAACAAACGGAAACGGTGTATTTTTGGCATCATTAATTCGTTCCATGACACCGGCCATACGGGCTATAGCCAGACGTTCATCGCACAGTCTTTCATTTGCCCTGTGTGGTGAAGAAAGTGATTCGTCATAGGTATTGTGAACCTTTTCAAGCCCGGGGGGTCTGTATTCATGAGTGTTCTCTGGTGTCGGGGAGTTATGAGTTCCAACAGCGATGCAAGTTTCCACACCGCCTACTCTAATTCCCTCGAGGGCAGTGGACTTCAACTTTCTCTTTCTCCTCGGTAATTCAGCCGGAAGCCAGATGAATCCTAGATCTTCTAGAGCCTCCATCCTTTCCTTCGTGAGAGGAACTTTTTCCCCTTTTTGATACTGTTTATAATATCGTCTTTGAGTGCGACACCATTCGCCAAGCGATCCCGACTTACG